TTATTTATGAATTTCTGAAATTCTGGTAAATGTTCCTTTTGGGACAAATTCAAAAACAAACCCTTCTGTCGGATGTGGGATGCGGATGAAGTACCATTTCAGCCCGGAACTGTCAGTTTCTGTGTACTTCATTACCTCTACAACTGCACCTTTTTTCAGCTTTGGAAACAGTTTAGATGGGCTATTTTTGTTTGATTTTGTATAGCATTTTGTGTCCTTTTTTATCTGTGCAATGTAGGCTCTTGTGTTCTGTTTTTTGACTGTATCCGAGTCTGAAACTGGCGTTGTATCTTTGACTAAACTGTAGTTTGGAGTGCAGAATTTTGTTCCCGGAAGGTTACTGTTGCAGTAACTTTTCTGACATACACCACCGCCATTTGCGATAATTGTAGAGCCACCAGAAGTGTTTCCTTCGACTGTCCAGAACCGATCTCCTGACACTTTTATTACGATTCCGGTGTGTGTAAATGTGCCATTCCGATAAAAAATAACAATATCTCCAACTTTTGGATTGCTGTTCAGAGTAAACAAATCTGCCATTGTCGGGCAGTAAACGTATGGCCAATGTTTTAAAAGTTTCTTTGCTGTGTCTAAGCCGAATGCTTTCATCATGCACCACGAAACAAACGCTGCACACCACGGCTGTCCCTGATAATCCGGCTTAATATCTCGCCAGTATTTTGTATAATTATTTTCTCCGGCGTTTGCCGTCTTGCTGTCGAGCTGACTATTGCTTGCTTTTTCAAGATATCCAACTTCATTCTTTGCGATCTGGATTAATTTGTCAATTGCGTTCATGCTCTTATCCTCACTTTCTGGAAAATATGTTTTTAATGCGTTATAAACAAATCTCTGCCTGTCCTTATATACTCCCACTTGATTCCCTGTGTCCGTCTGGCAGGCTGCATAGAGATTATCGAGTGTATATGGTTTCTGAGTCTTTGCCAAAATCCTTGTTACTGCTCCCTGTCCACCTTGATGCCTAAAGTTCACACACATAGCTTGCGCTCTAGCGTCCGTAACGCCCTGTTTAAGGGCTTCATCTGCATAGGTGGCTAATTGTTCATCCATAAGGTTATCTTGACATTTAACGCCCAAATCGGACGAAATAAGGGCAACTATGGTGTCGGCAAGCTGTGACACTCTGGAAATATTGAAGCATTCCCAATTTGCGGTCTGAACTTGTTCCAGAAGTCTGACCTTGTCTATTTTCTCCCACTGTTCCGGGTCAGCATCGTAAATCCGCTCCAGAAGTGTCTTGGCTTCGGTTGCATACCATGCTCCTGCTCCAATCGTGATTGCGTGTTCATCCGAATTGTTCTCATAAGCTTCTGTGAAGTCCGAATAATCCTGCTGTCCATAAACCTGTCCGCCGGTTTCAGTTGCATAAATAATCTTTCTGAGAACCGTTTTCTGTTCGTTTGTCATATGAAAATCTCCTATATTTTATACTGACACAATTAGACTATTTTATCTGGATAGGTATTTTGTAAATTTTATGAAAGATTCTGGAGTTAATTAGTTTCCACTTTCGATTCTTCTTCCTTATTAACATCCATCAGCTCATTGTACTGTTCCTCAGTAATCCTGCCCGTTGCGAAGAAAATATCAATCTTATTTTTTAAATCATCTGTAAGTCCGTTTCTTTCTTTAAGTTTTAATAATGTTCTATACAGCATAATCATACCTCCAATTCTGTTAATGCTACTGCGTATTCGCTGTTAACGTAGGCTTCTGCCGCCTGTAAATCAGTATCCTGAGTACGTGCATCCATATCATAGATGTAATCTCTCGTATCGCCTATCTGCTGTTTTACATAGTTCCAACCGTTCTCCATTGAAATCGGATAGTTAAATACTGTATATCCGTCCAACTGTTCTGAATTGACGCTGATGTTGGTCACTGGGTAGTATGTTGCAAGTGCTTTGAATGCAGCAATTTCTTCGGGTGTGAGATTGATTTCTTCTGGTTCAGCGCTTATAAATATTCCTTTACAGCCACCAATGCTCTTAAAGTATACTGTTGCTTCAATATTTTTCGGAACTCGAATAGCTAAATTAGAATTTAATTCACCTTGTCCATGTTGCCACACACCCAAAACGTCCATATTCCATGAAGCAATTCCAACATCAATTCGAGACACTGATGTCATATATCCGTCACCGTCTCCACGTAAAACATTCATTGTCTTTGGTGTAATTCTTAATGATGAGTATAAATATCGTGCTTCTCTCGACACTGATAATGGATTGGAATACGATGAAGGCCCTACGGTCGTAAAGTCAACTTCTTTGCACATCCTCACCAACTTCCCACGTTCCACATCCACATAATCTGCAATATACTGCTGACCATCAATTGTGACGTTACCACCTGATTCTACTGGGATAGCGTTTAATGTGTATGGGAGGGTGACGGTCTGTTCGTGGTAGGGTTCGTAGGCGGTTGGGGTAGAACCGAGTTCGATTTGAAAATCTTCAATAGGGGAAATTGCTTTATTACAAGAAACCATTAACCAACAATCTTCGATTGCCGTAAACGTAGTATTGGTACTTTCTGTATATGTAAATTTCGTTTTGCTTATATTAAAATAACCTCTACGCGCTGTACCGGTTTTTCTAATTGCAACGGTTGCTCCTTTTTTTACAAAAATATGGTTTGTTGTGAAAAAACCATTGCTTATTCCTAAGTTGCCTTGTAAATCTTTAATCCACTTATTATCATAACAGTTATTTTTGTCAAACAAATTCTTCCCGCACACCTTCACTGTCGGATTCACCACGCTTTTAATCTCCTGCGGATAATCAGGGTTTGGGCTTGGGATACCGCCGGTGTAGGGTTCGAAATCATCGTAGGTGGCGGTTAGGTCAGTGGTTATCATTGGTTTGAAGAGGAGGTTGTTTACTGTAGCCCCATTGAACACAACAATTCTGGCATTTCTTTTGTTTCCATCTCCGGAATATACAATCCCGTTTCCTGTATCTGAATTAGCATTCAGTGAACCGTCTAATCTATATAATGTGTTTAAGCTACCACCCTGAGGACATCCGACAATTTTATATTTTGTATCTTTTTCAAAAATGAAATATCCTATATGAAAGAGAGTATCCGACGTAGCTGTACCATTTATAGTATAAGTTCCATCGCCATTCGCGGTACAAGTAACACCATTCTGTGTAGTAGTCTGCAAAGTAGCATTCAGCAGATTCTTCCCACTATACTGTTTCTGCTCAGACTTCCCATACAGCATCATATCCATAATTTTGCCATTGTCAGAATCGGCAAGATGAGTTTCGCCTTGTGAACTAGCGTAGAATTTGGTGATTTTGTTGGATATATCTTCCTTTAATGAATTAATCTTTTCGTCATTGCCTTTAAATTGTTCGCGTACAGCTTCGCCTGCACTAGAATAAGTAACTCCATTCGCACCAACTCGAATATCAACAAGTTCAGCGTCTGCCGTGGTTGAACCATCAGGTAAATTTGATATATTATCAACCCTCTGTTTTAACTGTTTCCCATTGCTGTCAACCTCATTGATAGCCCCCAAAACAGTTTTGTCAGTAGTGTTTAAATTATCAAATCTTCTGCTCATTATTTTATTTTCAATAAAACCCAACAGCGCCGACAAACTAAGACGTTTGTTTGCCTTGCCTGCTGTATCAAGTACCATTACTTCATCATTATCTGCGGGTTCTGTTTTTATCGTATAATCTGTCCACTTTGGCATAACTTAAACCTCCTTTTCTAATTTTTCAATTCTTTCAATAAGATTATTAATAGTTTCCTGCTGTGAATCTAGCTGCTGTTTCTGCAGTCGTACCAACTCGAACACTGCCGGAAGGAGTTTTTTCGGATCCCAGTCCTCAACTTGTCCTTTTTCATTGTATTTGGCAGCATCAGGAAAATACTTTTCCACAAGTTCTGCGTAAAATCCGGGTATCTTGCGCTTATTATCAGGGTCGTTTTCCATCAAATAGCCTTCTTTGTATTCGAAGAATACTGGCCGTAAATCATAAAGATTTTTTACATCTGATTCTTCCATGAAAGACAAATGTTTTTTGTATCGTTTTGATGAAGAAGCCTTTTTAAATACAAAACCGCCGCCTGTCATTGATAATGAGGTTAATACTAAATCAGTACCTGATCCAGTACCAATGTTTTTCATTTGCACGCTTTTATTTAGGCGACTTACTCCGGCTACGATTAAATCTCCTCGAATAGATGCATCAGCTAAATCTGTGCCAGTACCTTCGCTGTAAAAATGGCCGTTATTTCTTGCTTCGATATGACTATTAGATTTAATAATTCCGTCCGCTTCAATGGTCTTTGTTGTGCTAATAACACCAGCCGAAACACTGGCCGCCGAAACACTGGTATTAACCGAGATTGATCCCGCATGCACGGTTCCTGCGTAAAGATCAATTCCCCTAATTCGTGTTCCATATAACGTCCCGTACCCCGGCACATATACTCCTGTATCCGTCTTTGAATAGATTTCCCCAGTTGAAGCGTCCAGTGTTACTTCTCCATATGTTCCATTTTTTGCCGAAAGTTTTTTATATCCAACTTCCCATCCTGCTAGTTCACCAGTATTTATATAATCAGCATTCATGTACACATTGCCGTTTGACAAGTACAGACCTTTATTGCTACTGTTGTCACTCAACACGTCAATTATTTCTTGCTTAGACATCTTCCCTATGTCAAGATTACCAAGCGCATTGTCTGTATAGCGGTTCGCACTTGATAGCGCTGTTAAGGCTTTATCTTCGGCAACGCTGTATATCGTATCGCCATTTGTTAAAACGAATGTATTAGGCCTAATGGTAACATTTCCATAGTTGTCAATCGCAAACGTTGACATCCCAGAACTGTTTGTGACATTAATATTTTTCAGGTTAATCAAATCAGCCGAAATTTGACCTGATTTAATATAAGAAGCGTTTACATACAGATGTCCGTCCTGCATATAAATTCCTTCTTGTTTACCGTTATCCGTTAAAGCGTTAAAAACGGTTTCAAAATTGACAATTTTTTCAGTGTCCAGTTCCTGCCAAACGCCATCAGTACCAGAAAACATATATACTTCACTTGCGGAAAAATTCATAAAAATCGAACCGTCATGCTTCACATATTCTTCTTTTTTCCATTCGGATGCTGGATAATTCTGCAACGTTGGCGTATATGTGCCATAATAGTTCGGGACAGTTACATTGTTTTGAACTGCCTCGTTCGCAATATCTTCAGCAATCTGCTCAATAGTTCTGCTTTTTAGCGTAAAGTTTTCAACTTCTAGCGTGACGGCACCTGTATCAGCGTCTATTCTTAATGTAACATTTCCGTTATTATCTTTTGCTGTAAAACCTCTTGTATTAATCCATTTTGATTGAATGCCAATAGCGTAAAGAATATTCAGAACAGCATCCCCATTACTGTCAAAGCCTGCTTTCCAAGTCTGACCGCCATCCACAGATAAGAAGAATCCATCAACACCCGTCTTGTAGATTACTTTAGAATCAGTAAGCGTAGGCTTGTCGTGACGATATGATACCGTCGAGCCGTCTGCCTGAATTTCTTCCGTATAGTAGAATCCAAGGGTGTTGGCCGCCAGTTCGTTCATTTGCTTTAATTTTGCATCATAGGCAGTAATCTTTTTCTCGGAATCTTTCTTTATGTTGTCGACCTCGACCTGCATGCTGTCTGGATAGTCAGCATCGATGTCTTCCATGCTCTTTGCATTACAAGAGAAGCTTGTACCGCCAGAGAATGCGAAGTCTACATCTGTCAGATATGAATAGTAAATATTGCCTTTAATGTCGGAAAATGTAATTCTATCTCCAAATGTGGCGTATCCGATTGCTATGCTGTCACAAGAGAATGGTCTTAATCTCATACCAACAAGTTCTTTTCCGATCAGGTCAACACCCGTCTGTTCATTGCCATTCAGAAGCTTGTTGTCAATCGTGATGACATATCCGTCTGTACCGTACTTGTATTCCGTCTCATTATCTGTATACTTGACCCCAGTAACAACTACATCGTCAACATCATAGGTAAGGTTATTGATAAAATTTGGCTTAAATCCTTTTCGCTCGAGAATTGTCTCAATCTTGTTACTATCAATGTCAAGAATAGTGTTTCCGTTAATGTCATACCATGGAACTGTTTCTAATGTAATAGTATCCGTATTATCGTCAAAAGTGATAATTCGCAAATTATCGTTCTCGTCAATGCGAGCGTTACCGCCTGCCAGAGCTGCAGCCATTCCGATTACTGCTCTAAAAGTGGTGTTCTCGGGCTTCTTCTGTACCTGATAGTCTGCATTTTTAAATGTTGCGTCACCTAACACAATCCCGGTCTGCTGACAGGCATCTTCTAAAACCTCTCTGACAGAGCATGGGAAAACAAGGTTTGTATTGTAGCCTGTCTCTGCCTTACTCATATAGTCCAGCAAAGTGAGATTAATCTCATCGGACGTGGCAGGTTTTTTTGATACAATGAATGTGCCGCGGCGAATGGTTTCCAATCTATCAGACAGTTGCAAATTTAAAAATAGGGTGAACTGTGCCCCGACAAAGTTGTAGTCAGAGAACCTATCATCATCATTGACCAGTGCCAATGTTGCTGTCTTTTCAATGGCTACACCTACCGGGAAGTCCCCGGAATCAGAAGAATCTACAATGCCGTTTCCGTCAAGGTAGAAATCTTCTTTTTCCAGGTTTAAAGCTGTCCCATCACGCAGCACCGCATTCGCCGTAACATAATAGTTACTATTTAAGAGAGATTCTGTTTTTAACTGATTTGTAACATTAATCATACCGGTCGAATGCTCCTTACATTAATAGACAAATCTGTCCACTTTTCTTCCCCATCTTTCAGAGTTTGCGCTGCCATGTTGAAATTAGATGCATAGAACGTCTTGTCAATCCATTTGCCGGGGGTTCGAGGATCTTTGTGATGAAATGTGAACTGGCTTTTATTAATCATAGAGTTGAGAATCGTTGCAATCTCTCCCCATTTAAGTTCGCCCCATTCCATGTCATATCCGGCAATGGTTCCCATTGGTGTGTTATGCATAACTAAATCCTGGCTTCTTTTAGAACTTTCTGTGGATGTAGTTGCGAACACCGGCTTGTATGTGTCAGGGGCCTTTATAGTGACCCCGTCAATTTTAAACTGCTCCTGTGCCATTTACACACCTCCTAACAAGAATGGATTTTGACCGCCATTTCTGCGTCTCCTAAGCTCTGCTTCATCAATGATAATGTCTAACAGTTTTCTGCCAGATGCATTGACTGTAACATTGTAAGTGTTTCCATTTCCTTGTCCTTTCCCTGACTCTTCCCGGACAATCTGGCGTAACAGGCTTTCCGGTGCTTCCAAGTTATTGCCTTTTTTCTGGTCACCTAGTACTGCAAGGAATTCTGACCTTGGTGGAATAACTGCACCACTGGCCAGATATGGGATAGTTCCGATACGTGGAAATGTTGCGTGAAATCCAATGGTCTTTGTTCCGAATGGCGTAGGCACATTCCATGGACCAAAAGAAAATGCAGATTCAATTCCACCAATTGCACTATTAATCATTCCAACTGCATTATTAACAATACTGATTGCCTGATTAATCGGGGCTTTAATAAAATTCACAATGCCTTCAAATGCAGATCTGACTGCATCTCTGGCGGCATTAAACTTATTAGTGATAGCATTTTTTATCGCTTCTACTTTATCGGAAACAAATGTAGTTACGCTTTCCCATACTTGGGATGTTTTGTTTTTTACACTATCCCACACACCTGTAACTTTATTTTTGATTGCGTTAAATACTGTATTCGCGGTGGCTTTAAGAGCACTCCATAAATTAGAAAGCGTTTTTTTAATGGCATTCCAGACTGTTGAAGTCGCTGTCTTGATTGCGTTCCAGGCAGTGCTAATGACGGTTTTTATTATTTTAAGTGCGCCTTTCGTCACAGTTTTAATTACGTCCCATGTGCCAGTTATAATGTCTTTAATAAGATTCCATATTCCATCTGCAATCTCTTTTATTCCTTGCCAAGCCAGTTCCCAGTCTCCCGTAAAAACGCCTACAAGGAAATCAATGATTCCGCTCAGAGTGTCTGCTACATCACCAATAATTTTAATTAATGATTTTATGACTTTGATTGCCACAGTGCCTACAACGTCAATTATTTCTGCCACAACCGGAAGTAAATTCGCGATTATCCAGTTAATTAAAGGCACTAACACCGACTCCCACAGAAGCTTCAGAGAATCAATAAGCTTGCCGAGAAATGCTTCTATTTTTAGGATAGCATCCCCTAACGGTCCCTCTAGCAGCCCTTTAATTTGTTCTGCCAGTCCTTGTAGCACCGGAAGAATGTATGTGTTATATCCAGTTATTAGAGTTTCAAGTATACTTGATAATCCATCTGCTATAGAATCAAAGAACGGTTTTACATGCTCATCGTATAATCTTGATACTGCGTCACTAAGGTTTTGAACAACTGTTAAGACCCCACTCGTTACGGTTTCTATTACTCCGAGGCTACCCTCGATTGCTGACTTTAAAATGTCCTTGTTGTCGATAAAAGGCTGTGCAATCATGTTTAGGATATCCCTGCCAAGTTTTGCAGCCGTTTCTGTAAGGACCATTCCAATTTCAGCAAAGATTCCGATTAAGTCTGCTGTAATCTGCTGTGCGGTTTCTCCGCCGAAAACCGAGAAAACATCTGCGAAAGCAACTGCAAGATTTCCTGCGATTTGTGAAATTTCAGCACCGATGTTGAACATATCTATCAGATAGTTCTTTATTCTTTGCGCGTTCTGCTTTAGAAACTTCTCGATTCCGCCTATAATGTTTTGCGCAATTGTCAATCCGATTCTGGCAAATGAACCAGCAACTTGTCCAATTGCATATGCAAATGAATCGAAAAAATTATTTGCTGCTTTAGTAACTTCTGAATCAGTGAAGATATCCTTTAAAGATTTCCATATGGAATCGAGATCTTTCTTTATTCCGTCAAAAATTGGCTCGTAATCTCCCAATCCATCCCAGAATCCTTTTGCGATTAACTTGGCCAGCTGTTTAAATCTGTCGATTATCTTTTTTAGCGGTTTTGACATCTTATCAAGAACTGTCTCACCCTCTGCCAACTTTCCGTAATCAACATTTTGTACAGCATCTTTTATCTGATCTGGAAGTCCGCCAGTTGCGCCCGGCGCTTTTGACGATGAATCCGCGCTTTTATCCGTTGAATAATTATTTATTTCATCTAAAGGGCTAAGATATCCCTTTGCTGCCTTAGTGGCTTTCTTAGTTGCGTCCGCTGTATCATTTGTTGCATCTGCCAGCTTTTCAGCATTATCGGCAGCTTCTCCGTATTGATCGGCTGTGTCGGCTATTGCATCCGTTCCGGCAAGGCCTGCACCACTCGCACCTGTTTGACCTGATGATTTCTTACCAGTGATAAGCTCCGTAAATGACTTGAAGGCATTCGCCAGAGTTGCCAATTTGCCGAGCAGAATATTGATCACTTTCAGAACAGGTGTGAAAATATTAATCAGCCCCTGTCCGACTGTTGCTTTGAGAGATTGCAGCTGTAACTGCATCACTCTCATCTGATTCGCCCAGCTGTCTGATGTTCGGATGAAATCACCAGATGCGGCTGATAACTGCTTCTGCACAAAAGCTAGACGAAGAGCCACTTTCTCCTGTTCTGTCATTTCAGATGTGGTTTTCCCATAGCCATTAGCCAGCGCATACTGGTCAAGTGCTGACTGGGTCATTACCACGCCGAGATCTTTGAGCGTTTCCGTTTCACCCGTAAACACTGATTTCAGTTTGATATACGCCAGATCCTGACTAATGTTATAAAATGATGCCACATCACCAGTCAGCTGCGTCAGAGCTGTTGACATATCGTAAGCTTGTGATTCTGAGAATCCGAACGACTTAGACATCGCTCCGAATGTACCAACATACTGTTTTGCCATCGTCTCTGACAGCCCGGCTGAGGTCATAGCGTTCTTTGCGAATTCATTAACCTTATCCGACATGGTTGTAAATGTAACATCGACCACGTTTTGCACTTCTGCCAGATTAGAACCAAGTTCTACACACTCTTTTCCAAACTGGGTCAATTTCCCAATTGCGAATGCTCCGCCAATCAGTATGCCTATTTTTTTTACTACGCTGCCAAGTCCATTAAATGACTGTTTGATTGCTGACACGCCGTTCTGGACACCGGTTGTATCCATTCTGGTATCAATAATGACTGAGCCATCAGCAGCCATGTGTCCACCTCCTAACTATTTGAGGTTCAACATCTCATTCAGCTTATCTTTATAAGCTTGCTCCTCGTCGCTGAGACGTGTTTTTATATCAATGATGTTTTTATTTTCCTGATAGAATTTCTTTTCCCACTTATCTAGTTTTTCACCTTTTGCTTTTTTTGAACGGATTCCAACGACCGTATTAAATAAACATTCACCAGATTCCATGAAGTATCCGAAGAACGTCCACCAGTGCATATACGGAATAGCTCTGATTTCTTTTCCGGCAACCTTGTTTACTGCCGGTACGATCATATCTCCGTCCTGTTCCCAGTCCATCAAACGGGGCTTTGGTTTGTTCGGAACGTCATCAGTCTGCCCGCAGTCAATAAACTCACACGCTTTCTGACAGGCTTCAGATAAGTGTTCCGGCGGTATACTCTGCCAATCCTCAAACAGAATCTGCAACATAACAACTGCTTTTGCCTGCTCGTCTAATTCCGGATCATTCATTGCAATGAGAATATCAATAATCGCTCGAAAATCTGTTCTGATAGAAAAATCCACCCCACTGATATTTAGTGAGGTGGGTAACTCGTAAGCGATCATTTTGTGTATTTCTCCGTATACTTATCAACAGTAGCCTGCATTTTTTTCTTTCTTTTTTCGATTTCCGGTGCAATTGCTTCTGAAATCTTATCAAGCACGATATATGCAAAAACCTGACCGTTTGGGAATACAGTTGTTGCGGTGATCGGCTCTTTAAATAAATCCATTGAAGCCTCATACCCTAACAGATAGTTCATTTTATCTTCAATCTGCTTGTTCAGATCCGCCATTTCTTTACTTGATGTGACCTTCTGAATGCTGTCCTGCATCTGTTCAAAAAACGGTTCGATTTCCTCTGCTCTTGCTGCAACATTAATGTCGGTAGGGTTTATCTTAAATGAAGAAAATACTTCTCCCTGCTTGTTTGTGAATGTAAAAATAAGAAATCCATCATCAATGTTTGTGTTAATTGTTTTTGCCATTTTCTATACCCTCCTAAAAATTATTCGCTATCGGCTGTAAAAGCTCCAGAAGTAATGTCAAATTTTCCTTTGACACGTTCTCCAACGTAGTTCACGGTAAACGGAATCTGATAGCCGGATGTATCACCGCCGTAGCTTGTTGGAACAACATAGCATTCCTGCTGATACGCTTCATACTTGCCTGCTGTGGCTTCTGTCCAGAGATGAACCTCAACTGCTTTTGTTTTGAGGTTATCGTCTTTGAGACGTCCATCTACGATCTTCTGTAATGCTGTGAACAGATCGGAAGTAGTGTCTGCATAGAACGGATCAGCGTCAGAAGAAACTTCATAGCCGTTATGCTTGAATGTGGAATCTCCAAGAATGTTTTTAGATGTTTCAGTATCTGGGTTGAGTTCTACATTGTACTCTTCCAGATCCTTTCCAAGACGCTCATATTTTGGTGTCAGCCCTCCGCAGAGGGAACCTGCATCAATATAATGAGCCATGTATTTACGGTCAATTTTGCCTGTAACTGTCATAGAAATGTCCTTTCTGCCTATAACTTTTAAAAGGCTGTGTAGGTTAGCGACTATCTTCAATTGATAGCCGGTTGTTACGTTATGTTACTTCATAAGTGTTTTCGTAGCGCACTGACAAGGGTAATAGCCAGTCCTGTACGCCATTCTCCTGCGGCTCTAAACCATAGGAGTTGTCACGGGTTATACGTTTTATCACTCGCCCCTGTGAAAGCTCTGGAAAAGCATTTAAACGCGTCTCAGAGCCATTTATAACAACTGGTTCCCGGCATATCCATTTACCGAGATTATCCAGAAACTTCTGAACAGATAACTTCTGCCGTTCTTTGTCTGATGCTGTGCGGTATACCACGTAAAATGGATACTGGCATACCTGATGCATTGTTCCACAAACATCTTCTTTTTCTGAATAAATCAAGGCGCCGTTGTCTGCCGAGAAAGCGATTCCGGAATCTTTGTTCAGCTCTTCGAACTTGATGCTTTCACCCTGATACAATCCGGGATACTGGTTCAGAAGTGCTTTCATTGCATCTGTCAGAATCTCATATCCGGTTGCATCTTTTCCGATAGGTTTATCCGCCATGTCTGCCACCTCCTGCCTGTGCTTTTACTTTGCGAAGCCATGCGTCACCGTATTGTCGTTTAGCAGCATCGAACCACTTTGCCTGTGCCCGTGGGTGAGCCTGTTTGGTGTATTCAAGATTTTCCCTTGCGGCTGTCTGACCAGAGAACTGACTAACAAGGACTTTCTTCGCATACTGCCGAGCGTAAGGGCTTCCAGTCAGCTCATCCACCATCGTTTTTCCCATATAAAGGAATCTGCCATAAGGTTCTGCCGCCGCACAAACAAAGCCTGTGCCTTGCATAGAGGAACTTCTTGCCCTTGTCTTATTGATAAAGTCTCCTGAAATCATCGGCATAAACGGAACCATACTGTCCATGACCATCCCATCAAGGAGATACTGAGCTTCTTGATACTGTCTGGAGAACCTGTCCATATTCAGCTTGATTTTCATATCTCCATCAACTACGGAGAATCCTTTGAAATGATGAATTTTACTCATATTACTTACCCAAAATTTCAAAATGCGGAATCAGTGTATATGGACCACCTACACTGGTAATCTTGAACACGTTATCCTTATTCTCATTCATGTACTGATAGAATCCATTTCTGTAATCACTGTCAGTTATCGTTCCGCCACTCCACTCACCCTCCCAGAAAAACGATTCCTCTGAGAATGTAATAGTATCTTCCAGAGCGTTGTTAATCTGTCTTTTCCACTCCTTAGGCGGTACCCATGGGAGAATCTTGACATCCTTGTCAATAATTGTTATATCGCCATTCTGGGCGGTATAGCGTACGTGCAACTGTGCGTTGTCTGTTGCGTCTGGCCCGTACTTTTTAAGGATTGCTCCTTTGTCGGTAACGAGGTCGACGCCAGATAAAACATGAGGATACCAGTACGCATCTCCAGTCGTTTTGCTTTCGTAATAATTGAAAATCGTCACTGTTTTTTCGTACATGATACCCTCCTTTTTACAGTTTTAAATATTTATATCTGTTCTTCTTTGCGTATTTAATGGCTTCTTCTACGCTGTCAAAGCGTTGCCTAACATCCTCTTTCTTAGCAATTCCTTTGGCATGATAATTACCATCATCATCCCAGTTCGATATTACATTTCTTGTTCCAGTCATATAATAGGAATATCCCTGTTTGTTTGGCTCGGATTGCTTATGTATGACAACGTTTCCACTTCCAAAGCCACTTGTTCCGCCTCTACCACCCATTACACTTCACCTCGTTAAATTTATCAGAAAATGCTTTGATTCTGACAATATTACCCTTGCACTCTTCCGGTACTTTTCCGTAAAAGATAATGCTTTCCGGGTACAATTTCTCAATCATGGCATCGTAGCCGGAAAGAAATAGTTCTTTCTTTTTCTTGCTGTTCATACAGCCAACAGAGCTGACCGCCACCGTGCCGCCCTCTGGCTCACCGTCAAAACACCATTCGTATGAGTCCGGCGTACTCCATGATATTGTTGGAATCACATGGCAACCATATTCTTGCAGATATGTACCTATCCAGTGCTTGCGATAATGGTTATATATCTGGATTGCCTTAGGGAAATCGGTGTAGGTGCTGAAATCCGGTGTCAAAACGTACCGGAATTTGCTCAGCTTATCCACGTACCTGTCTGGATTTCTCCACAACGCATCAAACTGGTAATCATCCAAGAAGAAATGCACCACTTTCTCTTCTGGGTTCTTGCAATTACCTCTTGCGTAATTAAAACCGATAAATTCGCAGTTCCCTTCGAATATCTCTGGGTGTATCTGTGGTATGCCATATTCACCAACACCGGGAAAGATACGGCGGTTCAGATTTTCGTAAGCTATACTTGTCTCTCGGTTTGCCATAGATTACTTCTTTCCACTTCCAAAGAACCACGAATCAAAGTTTTTCATTCTGCGCTTTCTAGCTCTGTCATAAGTGGTGGTAGTACGGCTTGTATCGTGTAAAGCACTTGTATCGCCTTTTTCAGAAGCCTTTGAAAATTTGTGCATTTCATCTCTCATGGCTGTACTGGCATTGACTAATTTTCGATGCTCTATAGCAAGCCTTTGATTTTTAAATAACGCCTCTGCACTTCCAAGTTTTGCGATTTTCCTTTTACTCTCGCTCAATCTGTCATTTATATAATTCATTGTCTTTACTGCTTCACTCTTTGTCTTGATTGACTTAAAGTAGCTAGTGTTTTCTGAATTAATGACCTTCTCAAGTTTACTGTCTTTCTTAACAGTTCCACTCCCTCTTAAAGCGTCGCTTTTCTTTGAAGAATTAAAGTACACCTTCGCAATAAGCTTAGAAACTGGCTTCTCGTTACTTAATCCGCTACTTCCGCCGCGTCCGCCCATAAAATCACTCTTTCTGCACTGTCTGCTTGATAATCTGATTCACACCGGTAGCTGACAATCCATTAAACATACCGACTGCAACTGCCGTGATATAATCCGTTGCCGGGAAATCCGGGATAATTCCCATTCCGATCGCTCCAAGAATCCCACCAGTAATTGCCATGATTACTGGAATCCATTCATCAGAGATTCTTTTTGATGCTTTACAGCCCATTCCTACGATGTAACAGATCATAACGATTGCTACGCATGAGCCTAATGTTGTAATGTCCATTATTATCACCTCACATCAATTTAAGTTCATTGAATACTTTAAAAATTTTTGGTGACTGAATAGCAAACCAGTCAACCATTTCTTCGTTTGTAGCCCAGCTGTCAGCACTATTTGAATTAGAATCAAGTCCAGATTCCATCAGAAATGCGTGGATGATTTCGTGCCTAATAACCTGCTTCTGATAACTTTTAAGGTCTGCTTTTACTCCAATCTGTCCCTGCGATGCCTCCATGTCATCAACCACAATTTCCCGTGTTGATAAATCAGTATAGCCATCTGCATTTGTCAGACTCGGATATTGTTTCTTGTTCCCGAACTTCACGCTCCATTCAGAGCCTAAGATATCAACCTTGAAATCCTGCATATAAAATCGGTATCCCTTCATCCGTCCTTACTCCCATCAGAAGCGGTAAAGCCGTCTTAAGAAGTAAGTCGTTCGTTTTCTGTACGTCCCCAGCGGCGGCATACACCGCACTCCATTCCTTTGCACTCACTCCGATCTGCTGAGGCGTGGCGTAAGAAATGGATTCACTGCCAGATGATACAGATGTTACAATGCCTGTCGTGCTACCACCAGACCCGATTGTGGTTGATGTACCACTAACGGCGGCATTGGTAGCATTCTTTTCAGCAAGCTCAATCTGATACATTAATTCAGCTAATGAACAGACCGCCTTTTTGATACGCTTCTGAGAGCGTTCATTTTCCGGCAGCCCGTCCACCAACCTGTCAAATGTCATTGTGTCCACAAAATCACTGGCTCTTTCCGCCAGACGTGAAAAGTCGGTTTCCGGCACGACCGAACCGAAGTATGAAGTTGTATAAAAATCATAATCTGCATAAGCCATGCCAGTTACCTCCTACATTTATGATTTCGCTGTTACGCTTGCACTTCCGGCGTTCAGTGCCTTGTATGTTCCATCGCACTCAACCACTGTAATCTTCTGTCCGGTTGCTGCCTTAATGTCAGCTTTTCCGTCCCATGTAGTCCAGTTTCTGAGATTCTGTCCATATCCAACAGTTACTGCATCTGCCGCAACTTTATATTTATATACGTTGTTGGCATTTTCCTTAGTCGGATTTACAGTGATTTTTGTGTCGCCACTTGCTGTTCCAGCCACGGAATTTACTGTCAGAGTACCAAGTGTAGGTGTCTCATCAATGGTAATTACTGCGATTGCGTCAATGTATTCTGCAAAAAGAGTCAGTCCCATAACCGCGAACGCTTCGGACACTGCGGTGTGGTAGTTGCCCTGAGTATGGAATCCGATCAGGTTTGTTTCGCCGGAAACGGTATACACCAGACCAGCTCTTGCGAAATCAGATTCGTTCGGGTCAACATAGTACAGAACGATGTTCTCGACAGGAGTGGCGATAACCTGTCCTCTCGGGATTTCGCTGTCAGACAGTAAAAAGATTGTATTGAATCCCATAAAGTCTTTCATGTACTGAAATCCGAACTGGTTCTGAATAGTGATTTCAGCCGCGCCAAGATATTCATATACATCCAGAATGTTGACAAATCCAACAACGCCAGTCACATTTCTGTGCATCTGTTTGAATTTGTTTTCTACACGACCCTTAGCCATTGCCAGAGCCATCTGGAATGTTGTTTCTGTGGAAGTAAGTGTACCGGTTTTCAGATAATCATAGAATCTGCCGGTAACGTCAGTTTGAAGCTGGAAAAGGAATTCATCATCAGTCATCTGAACAGCGTTCTCATAACCGTGATCTTTGATTGCTTCGATAGATACAGCCTTTGCGTACTTTTCAATAGTCATTTCCGCATAGGTCTTTTCTTTTACAGTAAACTTGCTGTAAGGGATTTCCTCACCCTCACCAACATTTCCGCTCTGCAAAGTACCCTCTGCGTATTTGGACTTGAGTACAGCACCCGGCTGCTTTTTGATAGGTCTCATGATACCCAGAATATCACGTAAGTGTTGCCAGTTTCTTTCGAATCTGGTAACAAAGTCAATCTCACGTGCTGTGACATGAATATCATTTGTCATAATAAGATTAGCTTTTGCTGCCATATAAAAAATCCTTTCTACCCGTAATTGTTAAGGTATTGGGTTAGCGGCTATACTCTGATGTATAGTCGGTGTAAAAAATCACTGGAATAACTGGATATTCTGAGCAATTGCAGCCTGTCTCTCGGACGGGTCTTTGATTGCTTCAATATCTTTCTTTGTCATGTTTCCCGGTGTCTGCTGCTGCCCAACATGAGTGGTAAATCTCGCCTGATTCTGCTGAGCCTGCTGCTGAGATTCATCCACAAAAGCGGATGCGTCAGACTGCTTCATCTGCTCAATCAAATCATTCAGCCCAAGGATTTTACCGTCTTTCAGTTTTAATCCAGCTTCTTTGATGTCTGCCATGACTGATTTCTTTGCAGCCTCACTGGAAAATTTAACATCATCGAGTGCTGTTTTAAGTGCATCTGAGAAATCACGGTCATAGATTTTTGCGTTGAATTCTTTCTCTGCATCTGCCGCTTTCTGTTTCCAAGTCTCTAACTCGGTTTTAACATTTGCCGGGTCGATACCGTCAAAACTTTTTAAGGTTTCTTCTGCTGTCTCAGCACGTTCTTTCCAGTCGTCACGTTCACCCTCGACTTTTGACAGAGTTTTTGCTACTTCCTTTGCATTCTTGTAATTCTCAGAGAGTGCTTTCTTCACATCTGCCTGTTTATCTTCCGGGATTTCGATTCCAAATGATTTTAATGTGTCAATAAGTTTCTGCATATATATCCTCCTGGTCGTGTTTATTGACCTGCCGCCGCAGGTAAATGGATTAAGCCAGTTAGACCACTGGCAGGGTAACTGGAATAACAGGAATCGAACCTGTGACACTCTGATTAACAGTCAGATGCTCTACCAACTGAGCTATATTCCATTAACCCGGATTCCCGGGTTAGCAAGGTATTTAACGTGTTATGCCTACCACGAGTTGTTTCGGATATTTATTCTTTTTTTAAAGAAAAGTATGAATAACAAAAACCTTAATCAAGGAGGTATGCCATCTTGCGTGCCAGACGGCAAATACACACGACAGGATTCGAACCTGTTTAAAACTTTCCGCTAAAGCGTGTGTACCAGCTACTTTAAGAAAGGAGGATAAAACGAAAATGTTAAAACAACCGTTGTGCTTCCTGCTGCACAATTACATTATAACAGATTTATTTTAACTACCTCTCTACCACTTTTTGCGTTTTTAGAGCATATCGCGAAGTTTTTCCACGTATCTCTTGACAAGATCACGTTCCTCCCGGCACTCTGCGTCCTTGGACATATCGCTCATTTCTGTTGTAAGTTCGTCCAGATGTTCTTCCAGAGCGGCAAGCATCTTTCTCTTACAGTCTTCAGATTTGCCGGAACGATAACTTTGCTTCTGCGTCATATAGTCATCGTAAGCATCTCGCCCATCAGAACGACTGTAATGCCCTCTGACGTAATGCTCGCCCCGTCTGGCATAAGAATTACCCCTGTCGTAATCTGGCATCATTCTGCCATCATTTGAGCTGTATCTCCCCATGCTATCACGCTTTCTTCCGCGTTCGCTGTAATCGTCATTGTATCCGCCACCACGCATCTCATCAAGAACAGTGTTGTAATATTCCACTTTCTTGTCCCAGTACTGCGTATTCTTGATATCTTTGTACATATCAATCAGTTTGTATGTCATTTCCAGATTCCCGGTGGTCAGCCCATTGTCAGCTATTTTGGAAAGTTCATCTTCGATTCTTGCGCATAAGTCTTTAATATCTCTCATAATCACACCTCCTACGCTTCTCTGGTTACGACAATGTTTGCGTTCGCAACAGAAACAGCCTGATCGCTTGTATTCTCTACTGCGATGTTAACGCAACATCCACGAGGTACATCAATATAAATGCCAGAGGACACATTATTATACTGGTCTACTGCTGCCGGTGTGGAAATCATCTGTGAAGATAATACAGGTTCGCCAGAGATTGCAATAGCCAGAGAAATAGCTCCGACAGTACCGCCCGTTGGAATTGCGATATTACCAGAAAAGTCCACGAAGAATCTAGCTTTACACTGATTGGTTAAACCTCTCAGTGTAATGATTCCACTTCCCTCTCTGTGCTGAATGCAGTTAGACCCTTTAACTGCTGTGTTTGAAAATACTACGTTTCCATTTGCTGCTACCGTCTGAGCAGCTACATTTGTAAATTCTGCCATAAAAATACTCCTTTCATATCACAAAAGGACAGGTCTCAGCCTGCCCCTCTGTGTAATACGGCATAAGCCGACATCCGAAATCAATCGAAAGATACTCTCAATATGAAGTTATCAGCAATTACATCCAGTGTTACATCCGCATCCGTAATATGTGTTTGGGTTAGGAACCTGATATGCCGGGATCGGTGCCGGATTAATCGCATTAATAAGCTGCTGTGTCTGTGAAGCCATTGCAGTTGTGAGTAATGCACTCTGGCGATCCTGAGAAGCAGCACGTCTGAGGTCATTGTTTTCAGCCTGCAGGTTAGAAATCTTTTCATTGCAAAGATAATCTAAAACGGCTCTCGTATTTGCATTCTGGTTATCAATAATATCTCTTGTATTGCTGTTCATGGTGTTCTGCAATGCGCAGGTATTCTGTGCCATGTTATAGTTTATGCCCTGGATTGCTTCTCTGGTTTCGCAGCAGCAGTTTGCAAGCTGTGCCTGGAGTGCATTGGTATTCTGCATATTCGCTACAGTGTCAGCGTTAATAGCCTGCTGAATGCCAAAGCCGGTCTGCATGATGTTTGTGTTGATTCCATTAAATCCGGTAAGCATACCATTATTCATGGCATAGAAGCCATCACAGAGACCATTGTTGATTCCGTCAAGTTTGCTGATCACAGCGGAATTGTCGAATCCTCTCTGAATATCCGCCTGAGTAGCTGCTGTGGCTACATATCCGCCGCCGTTTCCGTTATTGCCCCAGCCGTTGTTTCCCCATCCGAAGAAAGCAAAAATGAATAAAACAATAATCCACCAGCTACCATCTCCACCAAACATGCCGTCATTATTTCTACCATTTCCAGTAGCAGCGGCAATATCTGCTAAGCTATAATTTCCATCCATAATATAATCTCCTTTTTGTGTATTTACATCAATCTGGCCAGATTGTAATGTACTATTTCATTCCTTTCAACATGTGTTGGAATTGCCCTGCCATCTGCTGAACTTGATTAAGCTGTTGCTGAGAAATCCGCCCGGACTGTAACATCTTCTCAACTTCTGCTTTCGGGTCTCCCTTAAAATTCTGCTTAAACTGCATAAACTGCTGTATCATCTGCATTGGTCCGTTTCCCTGCGGCATTCCACCACCGAGGGCGTTAAATAATGGATTACTCATCTGCGTTTCCTCCCTTGACTGCTGATTCCTGCACGGTATTAGCCCTAACAGGTTCAGAAAAAGAATTTAATCGGTTTATGATAACTTCGTATTTGCCCTTTAAATCATCATATTCCTGTCTGGTGACATATTTATTATCCATGTTCTGAACAGGCTGTTTAGGTGGCATCTGAGTGCCTACTTCATGATACTCAAACGTCCGTAACGGCTGCGGCATACCGGAAACGTCTGTGGATTTTATAAAGAATTTTTCTGATTCTGAATCCATTAGTAAAACACTTGTCCCGGGTGCTACCAGATAGGATTTTGCGCCGACTTCGCCGGATACCCACAGGATACCGCTATTATTTTGCTGTGGTTGCTGTACTGGTTGAGCTGGAATCTGGACAGGCTGTTGCTGAAATTGGTTCATCTGCCCAGGAACGCCAAAACTATATTGATAAGGATTGTTATATAATGCCATCTTATACACCGCCTTTCTGATTATATTTTTACATAAAAAAAGAACCGGAAACAGGTCGTTTCTGGCTCTAATTAGTGTCTAAAAAGTATCAACACACTTTAATTATTTTATTGTTCACCCTCCGGCTTAATCGTTTCGCCGTGGATATACTCACATTCATCTGTTCGGCGCAGTATTCGAGCGTATATTCCTTGCATCTCAATCGGAACAATCTTTCTTCGTCCGGCGTGAAATTACACTCTATTAAGAATCTGTCTATATCTTTCTTTGTGAACACATATAATTTCATGAGCATACCCCTTATTAATGCTAACGTTGATTCTGCGCAAGATAATTTGTAAGCTTCTGTTTTGTTTTTTTTAATTCTTCTACATTATTCCCACTAATCTGACTATCCAGCATGGTTGATAACACTTCCAGAATTAATGAATCTCGTTCTGCGATTCTCCGAAGACTTTCATAATCTCGTCTATCATGTTCTTCCAGTGTCTCTACTCGCTTATTAAGTCGGAATGCCGGGGTAATCCATTTAAAAATTACAGCCGCTGCCCCTCCGACAATAGACACCCCTCCGCAGATAGAAAGAAAAATCTGTACAAATTCTGATATGCTCATTTGCTCTCCTTTTCCCAGTAATATACCGGAATCTCATTTCCGCTATTCCATGTATCGAAATATTTGCCCTCTTGTACTGTCACCACGTGGCCATCTATGCAGAGAATATATGTGCCGGTCGGATGATCTGTACAAAAGTCGTTGACTGTATAGATATATCGCTCTGATTGTTCAATCAGTTTGCGTCTATACCCACGTTTATAGAGGTACGCTCCCCAGACATAATTTGCGCTTGGCATATCTGACAGAGCACACGCCTGTACCATTAATCCGGTGAATACTGTTTCCCAGTCGAAACCAGTTGCTTTACATATTGCTCGGACAACGCAATCTCCAGTTCTCTTTCCCTCTACCGGATTTGGATTGAAATATTCCCATCTATCCATCAGTCAAGCTCCTTTGCTGCTTTATATCGCTTCGCCGCTCCTCTGGCTTTTGCAGCATTCTGGCGGTTCCATTTAGCAATCATGAGTCGGTCTCGCAGTTCTCTTAGATCATTGTCTTTGCAGTAATCTTTGTATGCAGCATTTTGTTTCTGCAAAAGATAAGACTTCCGGTCAAGGTCTTGCTGTAATGCGAATTTTGACTGTTCGTCCTTGCAGTTATCAACCGCCGCTTGCATTCCAAGGACTTCACGCTTTGTTTTTCGGATTCTTCGCTCATAAGTGCGCTGTCGCTGTTCTTTTTCGTACTGTTTACCTTTGTTGGCTTTGTCCTGCGCTGATAGTTCTGTATAGGGATTAAATTCTCCATCACTGGCTCCAAAACTATGCCGACAGTTGACCCCTGATAGTCCACTTGCCGTTCCATATCCGGTCAATGAGAACGGCGGAAATTTCTTACTCTTGCCAGAGCGAGAGTATATCTTGCCTTGCCACCATGCATGATTTCCCGGATTCTCGCCGCCGTCACCTGTTCTGGCTCCCATGTGAGCACTGACCAGAACTAAATCCCAGCCCATTTCTTCCATGCGTTTGAGGGATATATCTCCAGTAGCCTGAGCCACGCCAGTTCTGACAGAACGTGCGACTGCTGTTTCGATCGTGTCTTTTCTGCCAGATGGATATGTGACCGTAACGCCATCACTCACAACGTTATTAACTGCCTCTTTGATGGCTTGCGTATACCCAACCGCCCCAGTCATTACATGATTATAGGCAAGGTCGCATTGCTCAATATAGAGCCTCTGAGCGGCACTTGCAGTTGTTCTTGTGAAGTTCTTCCACTCACCCATGGTCGCAAGCATATTCCGTTCCATGAGCCTTATCATAGCTGGTGACTGTTCGAGCGGTACAGGGCTTAATCCTGCCGCCTTATATACCTTATCATCATAGTTCATTGCAGTGATTCCTGCATCTTCAAACGCTTCAAGAAGTTCCTGCTGTTCACGTTTGGTATATTTGGATAATTCTGCCAGAATGTCCTCTAGCAGTTCACCGGATTCCTGCAGTGTTCTGATCCTCCACGCATCGGCATTGGTCAGAATATAATCCTCACCTCTGCCAATTCTTGCCATCATTCTCGACACAATCTCAGAGATGATGTACTGATGCAGTTCTTCTACTATCTGTTCACTGCCCTCTGTAATTTGCCGTAAATATTCTGGGCTTAACATAACTATTCATCTCCAAACAATTTTGGTTCGTCTGGCTGAGCTTCTTTGACCATTGCTTTCGCTTCGGATTCTGTCATATTTTCGAATTTGACATAATACATCCAAGGAGGACAGTCGCCCTGTAAGCGATACTTCCACCAATTGTCTCGGTCTCTCTCATAAGAATATGCCATTTCGCCAAAGTTGCACTGAACTTTATATGCACCGACTGGGGCCAATCCATATAAATCTGCATATACGCTCAACGCATATACTACTTGTTTTATGCTTTTGTCTAATTGGTCTCTTACGTCCTTGATAAATTGTACAGACCTCTGTTGCCCTGCTTCTACCTCTGTGGCTGTTTGTATTCCGCTTTTTTCATTAAATACAAAATATCCATTAGAGAATCCGACCTTATATCCAATCTGTCCAAGGAGGGCATTTATGCCGCTTATACGGGTATCTGTGTTGAGTATCGGATTTATTTCCTGATAAAACTCTTTTTCATCTTGTCCGAATACATTCTTGACAAAATGCGGTAAGCTCATCTCATTACGTCTGTTCTCCATGCCCTGTGGCGACATGGCTGATACAGGTGCACCGCTTGGCATCAGCAGTCTATCATCTGCCAGAACAATCTTCTGAGAATCAAAAATCTCTCCGACGTTTCTGCTGTATGCAATATCGAGGTCTTTTAACTCTTCAATGGCTTCGGCAAATATTGGCAAACCCAATGGTGCGTTAATATCCACGTTATTTGCCTGCGGTGTCCGCAACACTCCGTACAGAGGCCCATCCAGTTTCTCACCGTTTGTCTTGAGAATCGGCGGCGTGTCTGCCATGAGGTCAGCCCACTTGGTCTGTTTAAGGTCAATCTTGTCTCCGATGCTTTGAGGAGATTTTGATACATAGGCTCTGTTAGAAACATAATACGGATAAGTTGTCACTCCGTCCACTGTTGTCTCAATAAACCTGTGATATTCAAGTCTTGTGTAGTATTTTCTACCAACCGTATAAGAGTCTTTGAATATAATCCCTTTGATTTCCTGATTATCGTAATCCACAATCATCACATCTGCCGGAGTGAATACATCAAGACTCTCGCCGTTCGGCTTAATGAACACGGTTCCGTAAGCGCAGCCATATTCCACCCAGTGCCGGATCTGGAAATATACTTTGTCGATCTGCTCCTGTAGCCACGTAGCTCTTGCGGAACCATCTATCTGAACGCCAATTGCCAGTGTTGCAAGTCTGGCAGTCTCAGAACACACAGATTTAGCAAAATTAATTGTCTTGATATTATTCTTATCATCCAACCATTCCGGTACTCCCCTGTAAATGTTCGCGCACCGGTTGATCAGTGATTCCATCTCTGGAAATTCTGCTGCCTGGATATTAAAGTCCTCTTCGGCTTGTTTTTTGAATATCATGTTAAACCACCTTTTTAGTGTTGTTATAAGTCCCATTTAATCTACCTTTTAAAATCCATCCATCTTACAGAAGTATCTCGCACAATAATGTCTTCATATTCTACAACTTTTAAGATTTCGTCAATGTCAGATGATCCATATATTTTTAAACCGATGCTTAAGAATTTATTTATTTTATCTGTGAAGTACCTATTTAACATTTTATGCACTGTGCCCCCTTCTCATGGACAATGGACTGGTTGCGTATCTGAGAGAATCTATCCAGTGATCGTTGCCATCTGGATAATCTGCAATCACTTCTCCATTGCTATCTACTTCATGCTCATAATTGATAATTTCCTTGTATGCTCTAGGTGTTCGTGTCGGATCAATAACTAATGTTCGGCACTGTAACCACTCAAAAGTATATTTGCGGCTTCCCGGTGTAACAATGGCCCTACGTGCTGGAAGCCCTGCATCTCGGAAGTCAATAATGCTTTCTTCTTCATCAACTCCGCAAGATATTGAATAATCATCATATCCCTTTTGTTTTATCTGGCCAGCCATTACTGTATTTCGGATTTTGCAACCGCCAAGCTCATCTAGTAGGATAACTTTGTCCTGATTAGGCACATAAGCCACACGAATAAATGCTTTCGGATCTGGATACCACCCCCAGTCCTGTCCCTGGTAGATACTTTGAAAGCTCTGAATCTCTTCATCTGTAATTTCTCGAATTTCTAACAGTTCGAAAATATTTGTGCCAAGTCCAACAGGAAGGCCAAGATATTCATGGTCGTAAGCTCTCTGATTTGTCTTTCTCAAATGCTCCGCATCATCAAGGAATTGTTGACCAAGCCATTCAACAGGAACTGATCTGTAATCGCTCTTATGCCTGTAGCTGTCGTCTCGTGGCTCTTCTACATACACATTCGCCCAGTTGCTCCGGCTAATTGGCGGATTGAATGTCTTAAATACAACAAACTTACTGCCACCTCGAAGGACTGACTGCTGCACTGTACGAATTTCTTCAATGCCAGAAAATTCGTCAAGTTCCTCGAACCAGAGATACTTGAAATATCCCTTGCTTGCTTTAATAGATTTAGTCTTTTTTGCCTTGTCCAGTCCTCTGAATATGATTTTCTGTCCAGTAGGCTTATAAGTGTACTGCATAGGGCTTACGCTGGTATCCCATAGTTCATTGACTCCGAGCGCGTCAATTCCCCATGCTATCTGTTCATAAACGGATTCTCGAAGTGTGTTTCCAACTTTACGGAAAATAACGGTATTTGACATTATGCCGTTCTCTGCGTCCTGCATCATCAGGAAAGGAATCATGACACCCACAAAAGATGATTTAGTAGATCCACGCCCACCATACAAATCATAATAGGTGTGTTTTCCGTCCAAAATGTCCCAGAACACATTGTAAAAGGCAGGAGCTATAATTTCATCCAGATTAATCGGATTCTCATTCATTCTGTTTCTCCGGCCTTGGAATATTATTTACAATCGTAATTTTTCCATCTCCAGAATCATCATTTTTCTTGTCAGCATCCCATCCCTTAAAATTATTTCTCAAACTGAACTGAGCACCATTTGAACCATCACGATCAAATAGCCTTTCCTCTGCGTACTGTTCCACTCTGGCTTTCGCGCGCGTAATCGTGTCATTAAACTCTGGTTTTGTTTGATAATTTAAAAGTGCCTGCCTACTTGCAAATCCAAGCGCCAATGCCAGTCCTGTAATTGTTGGAGGATGAACGTCTACAAAAACTGGTGAACTAAATTTATTAAATACCTGCTTGCCTTCGCTATCAGTCAAAGGATGTCCTTTACAATCTTCAAAATATTTTTCAATTTTTTCTTCAATTTCATCTACTGTTTTATACATGGGCGGTTTCCCCATTGGCATTCCCACGTTCTCACCTCCAGACATAAAATCCCCTAGCATAGCTATAGTTATATATACTATAATACCACACTAGGGGTTATGTACCTCTACACCACTTTTAGTTTTTATCAATTTTATAATCTTCCGGTCAATTTTGCCAAGTGATAATATTCTGCCATAGTTTTGCGCTTGTATCCGTAGAAATCATTTTCAGATACCGGCATATCTCGGAATCGTTCCATAGTCCGGTATCCTATGCAGTTCACTATGCTGTCGTATATCTGCGTTTCTATACCTGGTGCATATTTGATTGATACTTGCAGAAGATTATATTTGTCATTCTCGTCAAGGTGTCTGAAATGACTTTGAAGTGCCGGTATATCATCCGGCGGCACTCCATAGTCGGTTAGTGTAGCTTTTCTAAGATTCATTTATTTCACCTTCTTCATTCAAACTCCAGTCACATGGCATGCCTCGAAAACATTCTGGACAGTGTTCGTAGAATCCGCAGCCTTTGCAATCTGCTGGCTGTCCAGTACAATATTGCTGTAGTACGTGGTATGCTGATATAGCAAGGTTTGGCGTTATGTCTGGTGTAGGTTTGCTATTCATTTCTTCATCTCCTCCAACTTCTTCTCAGCATCTTCACGGGTGAGGAATATAGATTCTCCAAAATCACATTCTCTAAAGTATGCCACAATAAAACTATTCGTTACTTTTGCGTAAATTCTGAATTGTTCTCCAGACGCATAATAAGATACGCTTGATAAAAAAGATTCATATACTTCATATTCCGCATCTCCATCATATTCATCATAACCAAACACATTAATTGGCGATGTTACCACCCAAACCGTGTCTCCAACCTTGCACGGCAATCTCACAAGCAATCCCTGTTCTTCTAAGTCCTCGTATTCAGCGAGTTTTTTAATCATATTCTTTATTGTTTCGCAATTTCCTGCGCCCTGTGAGCAGCTATCACAATATTCACCACATTCAATCTCTCGTTTTTCGTTATATGTGACACTACCATTTTCCCATTCTGTTAATCTTTCCATCTACTTCACCTCTTTCAACTTCTCAACTGCCAGCTTCAAAGATTCTACAAATTCATCATTCAACGCTGTGCGATCTGGATCCTCGATAAATTTTTCAATATCTTCAATTGCTTTCTCTTTAGGCGTAAGAACTGTCGCTTTTCCTGCTTTCGCAATTTCAAGAAGTTCATCAATGACATCTTTCCAGTTGCAGACATTACACAAACTACGGTTACACTTAGTGTTCGTGAAGTACAATACGCACTCTGAACAATCTCCGTTGCAATTGCTTATATCTGCAATACGATTAGCAAACTCTCTTGCCGTCATTTCTTTTGTCCCGAGGAGTTCTGAAGCTTCGTAGAAAGCATCATACTCTACTCCGATACGTACGCTGTGCACCACATCTTTGTTATTACAAAATTTTAAAATATCTGGAAAATGTTGTCCTGGTAATGGTTTACAATTGCCTTTCGAATACCAATGAAATTCCTGCTTCTCAGCTTCTTTGAGAAGCATTTCATTTTCTTCTTCTGTCTTAACCAAGATATATGTATTTCTCAAATCAATCATCTGCGTTTCCTCCTTTAATTTTGCTAATACAAGTGTTCCAACCTCGAATCCATGCAAGACTAAGTTTACTTCTCCAATATTCCTCTTTTTTCTCCTCCGGCAATGGCTTCAATGGACACCAGTCAGGAATCGTTTCTGCTTCTTTATCAAGTACACATTTTCCCACGATTGGGCAATAAATACAGGTTTCCAGAATGTTACTGTGATTTTGCCCAATTAAGCAGGAAATGCAACCATGCTCCGGTGTATCTATCACTAACACTGATTTACTCATTTACTTCACTTCCTCTCAGCATCAGGCTCAAAGTGTTATATCCCGGACAAGTTCTAACTCCATTTTTGGTATCTCTTAACAATACACAATATGGATATAATGCCATGACCTCATAGACGTGTTCTGTGGCATCTTCGCCACGCTGGTCGATGTATTTGAAGCACTTCCCCGGCCTAAGAAAGTACCTTGCGCATACATACGCTTTTGTTCCGAATCTTACGCTTGCACTACTCATTCAACTCCACCGCCTTTCGCGATTTCAATTGCTTTATCAATTGTATTTGCAATATTTTTGTAAGCACAATCTTTATCTGCATCGCCTGTATTTGCAATTGTTAAGAAGTATCTCATTTTTAATTCTTTTAACTGCTCCACAGCCTTATCCACATCAAAAGCTGTCGGCTGTTCGTCAATAACTGCACCTATTGCAAAATCCATATCCGAATTTCCAAGAGAGTCAATTATTTTGTTTGCATCAATTAAACGCATTCCCATCATCCTTTCTCATCAAAATCCAAGTCAACTCTAATCAAATCTGTGTCTATTGCAGATAAAGATTTTGCCTTTAAATCGTAAAATGGTTTCAACAGTTTTGAACCGGCATTAAACTCATCGTAATCTTCCCAGTTTCTTCCTGGATGACATATCTGAATTTTCTCGCCGCTCTCAACATCTGTGTCAATTGTTGCCAATAAATCAATCAACTTCATCTCTCACCCTCCTGTTCCATATTTCAACAGCTTCCTTCCAATCCCATGTTCCTGTGTAAAATGTTAATCCGCATTCACAGTGAATGGCTATTGGATTTCCCCCACTGTCAGGATCGTAAAAAGACGGTGCCCAGTCTCTTTCTGGAATGTATACATTTTTCTCTGTATCTATCTCTTTTCCACAGAACGGGCAAGGTTTAAGTTCTGCAATTTTATTCTCCTGTTTCATATTCCTCACACTCCTCCGCATATTCATAACTGTCCATAACATCGCATTTGCACTGGCACGAATCCTGCTTAGTACAGCAGATGCAGCACTCTGTTTCATCGTCCGGGCATTCTAATTTACAATATCCCATTAATCCAGTCACCCTCTTTTTCGAAATAAATGTATCTGCTGTTTTTCTTGACCGGCTCTGATGTATCAATACAATACTTTATCTCGAGTAAAGCCTGCCAAGATTTAAACTCTTTTAGCGTGACCTTGAATCTGGTGTAGGTCTTCCCGTCCTTTTTGAAAATTGACATTTCCATTGATTATTCCCTCCATATCTCAGAATCAATATAAATAACAATCAGATCTTCTTCGAATGCAGTAATCTGTGTGACTGTATTTTCTTTTATCTCTTCAAAAATGTCTTTTGTATAGTGTCTGTAATATCTGTTTGTAGAAAATATAAGTTCACAGTCGTGCTCGCCTCTGACTTCTACCATTGTTTTCTTATCTATAATGTCCAATAACTGCTTTACTGTCATGTTTAGTCCTCCTCCCGCATGATTTCCTTTACGCATTTTCTACAGTAACAGCCTTCAAGCCCCTCTATCTTGTATAAGAAGCACGTCCAGTGTCTGTTCCAGATGCCTTTATCGTCACATCTTTTGCAACTACCTTGCCCGTTTCCTTCGCAACGTTTTATTTCCAACATTTATTAGTCCTCCTTATATGGTTCTGGATAGTCCATCCATGCAACTACTGTTCCGCCTAAAACTTTTTTATCCGTTCTCCAAATTCCATCAGTAGTATGCGCCTGCTCTACCAATACTGTTCCATCGTCAAACGCAACTGTAGCAATCACGTATTTAGATGTTTTCTCGAACATTCCTCTTTTCCAGTTGTCCGTTCCTTTGAATTTCGCAAATATAGAATCATGTTCTTCTGGCAATCTCTGACTGACCGGAATCCATCCATTTTCTTTCTCATTCTCTTCCAGATCAGCAAGAAGTAATTCTACAATTTTTGAGATATTATTTTTCGAGAAATAAGCTCCGTTCCCTGTGTTTTGCACCTCATTCTTCAATTGAATTAATCTGTCTTTAATATGGCTCATACTTCCACCTCACTATCCTCTGGCATCTGGAATGTCATTCCTTTTTTGAGCATTTCTCCAAGTTCTCCAGCATGTGCTTTGTTTTCTTCCGTTTTTGGTTTCATACTTAACATCCTACATACTTCTGGAATTACATATTTTGTGTATTCCGAATCTCCATAGGCTTCCTGAATCATATTCAGTACCTTCATGGCTTTTTCTTTGGTGGAATATTTTCCTAAAATAAAATATCCTCCACTTCTCTGTGCATCCTGCAAACTCCAACATATAACATTCAATGAATCTGGGAGTTTTAGATTTATTACAATGTTTTCAAACTTTACCAGCGCTGTTTTATCCTGACTTCTGATTAACATTTTGTGCCCTCCTCATCTCTATAATTCATTACAATTGTAATTACCTGTACCAGAGTTTTCTGAATCTGGTCGTAAATGTGATGATCGTCAGTTCCAAAATGAGAGCACAATACTGCATTCTGTATGCCCGCAGAATAACAATCTGCCATAAAATCAGCACTGTACACATCGTCTTTATTGTCAAGCTGTCCGTATTCTCTCCACTGAGCGGTAATAAAATCTTCTACTTTTTTATCCACCACATCGTAGCTGTTTTTGTCTCCGTTAATATATCTTACGCAACTGTCAATGAATCCCAACTTGTCAACGTACATATATGCTTTTGCTGTTCCAGATGTATACTCTCTGAATGCCTGCTCAACCTGCTCTTTGAAGTCCTCTGGCAGATTGAAAATATCTACTTCCAGTCCTCTTGGAAGATTTATTGTGTAGCTTCTCATTTTGTGTCCTCCTTATCTTTCTCACAGAATCCTCTGTGTTCATGCACTGAACACTTAATTACAGCATTACTGTATTTCATGTATGTGAGTTTTTCTCCTGTCAATTCGCATTTGTGTTTTCTTGTGTTCAGATGCTTACAGATCCCGTCACAGTAGCTCATTTTTCACCCTCCTTATTCGATAAAATTTGTTCCGCACTGGCAATGATAACTAATGTGTCCGTTATACTTACTTACATTTGCCATTACCTTTCTACCACATGAAAAACACGTTACCTCTTTTGTCAGCGGCTTTTCGTATTCTTCTACTTCTTTATCTTGAATAAACCTCTGACCGCACCAGTGGCACTGCTTAGTGCTGTACGGCATCTCTCCACAAATAGGACATTCTGGAATTATTCCGTAACCATCATTTATGATTGGGAGTTTTATCGGCTCTCGCTTTGAATAGATATTCCAGAGTTCTTTTCTGCGGTTTTCTCCGTCTTTCTCTATTAAAGCCTTGTACTTCTCTTCCTCTTCTTTGTCCCAGTAAATGACACAGGCTTTGTCTTCTGGTGAAATGTCTTTGGTGTACGGCTGTGTCGTGCAATGATAGCCTGTTTCGCCCTTCCTTTTTCTTGACTGACATCTCATGCAGCCACCGCATTTTTTATCCATCAATTCTTCTGGATAAATGCTTGTGCTGGAACGCCTTTCTCTTACTGGCATTCCGTCGTTGAATTTAATTTCACTCATTATTTACCCTCCTTTTTCAACATCGGAAACAACCATCCGGTCTTTTCGTTTGATGCAATCCAATCAAAATTTAGCTCTGATAATTGGTACTCTTTATTGCATTTCTCACAGATAAATCCACTCGATTTACTGTATTGCGCTATAATTCCACCGCATCCACATCTACAGTGTCTATAATCCATTTCTATCCTCACTTTCCCCATGTAAGCAACTGACACGCTATTGTGCAGTCCTCCATGATTTCCTATCCAAATGCTACCTGTCCGTTATTCTGCATATAAATCATCGGCGCAGCTTTACGCTCCATATCTCTTGATTAACTCCTTATAATCATCACAAATCCGAATGTGATGCTTCTTTTCCGAATCATCAACCATTTCAGACAATGATGTTTTTCCAGAATTAATATCATTGATGTAGTTATTAATTCTTTTTACAGATTTCATGTAACGTTTCCATCCCCATCCGTGCAATTCGTGCATTACATAAAACAAGATTACAAAATTCAGCACGTCAGACCAGTTCTTTCCATCCTCGAACCCATCATCAAAGGCTTTCAGCTCCATCTCTTTTAACTCTTTCTGGCAGTTCTGGATAGACTGCGCAAATATATGAGCCTGCTGATTCGTATACGGAATGAATGCTTTCTTTTTCTGCTTGATTTTTAACTTTCCCATCCGGCTGCCCTCCTTATTTTGCCTGCCAGAGCATCAAATTCCATCAACATCCTTCGATCATTCTTGTTTGAGTATGCGATTGTTTGCTGTCCCTCATATATGGCCGCATATCTTCCGTTAATGTCATATGCCCCGCTGATTGCTTGCGATATCTGGCTTCTTGTCTTTCCTGTCAATTCCGATATTTCAGCAAGCGTCAGCTCCCCGATGTACTTTGAACCGTCATATACGTCATACAGTTTCATGTTTCTTTCTCCTTTTAACTGAGCTTCATTACTCTATGGCTTAAAATATGAGTCGCTTTTCCTACGCTACATTCATCACGCCCATAATAACTTTTATAAAATTTTGTTATGAATCCGGTCTGTAATCGGGAATCTGAGTTTTTGCCGTGAATATATACAACCTCGTCACCAATGTTTAACTTGTTTCCTTTGCAATCAATCATTTGATACTCCTTTCAAAATGAACATAAATTCAAATCAACATCCAGTCTTGGTCTTGCGATCTGCACCAGAACATCATCTTCAGCAACGCCCTATATCTCTTTCTGCATCACTTTCCTCTGTTTAGAATCTAACAGCTTATTAAAAGCAACTAGACAATTCTTGATAAACTGTTTATCATTATTATCAGGGCACATTTCCGCATACTCTCCAAGTTCTATCAGACGATCAGTAGCCTGTTTGGAATATTCGTCTGTAAGTTCGGCTGAATAGAAATCTTTTATAGTTTTCCAAAATTCAGTCATAAATTTTTGAATATACGGAATATCCTTTGCTTCTACTTTTATTTTTATCATCTCCTTTGAATATTGTATACAATATACTGTATACGCTCTATTTAATTTTATTTTATAAATATAATATATTTATATTATTTTAATATAAGTAACCTTTGTTAACCGTAAAGTAACCGTACTAATTTGTGTAAACCATTGATTTTACAGGTAGGTAACCGAGTAACCGAGTAACCCTGACTTTCTCATATAGGGAAACTTTTATACTCAATATGTGCATATAAATACTCAAATATATATATACAGAATCAAAGGTTACCTAGGTTACCCGGTTACCTTTTGAACGAATTGTTTGTCAATCAAACACAATATCGTCTGTAATCTCAAAATCATCATTACAATTCACGAATCCTTTTGGAATTTCATCCACAATTTTCAAAAACACACATTTGGTGACAATTCCGTCAAGTTTTTTTGCTTTGGTCGGATAACCTCTGCTGTCAGTTTCCACAAGTCCCTTCTTAACAGCCCATGACAAAAATGCTTTTCTTGAGAATCTTCCAATTTTGCACAGATCATCAAACGCTGCACTATAGATTATTGCAGTCGACGTTTTCTCTACCGGGTCATTGTCAATAATTCCCCACCTTTCTGTTTTTATATCTGGGTTATCATCGAATTTAATTCCGTTCATGGCAATCTTATCAAGCACGAACCAGTAAGCACGTTCGTTTTCAGATACCATTTCTTTCTCTGTCAGGAGGCTCTTCGCCGTCTCAATGTCAATGTACTGGCCATCATGGAATAGCTGATCTGTTGCGATTTTATCTGCTGCCAGGATAATGCTCATTGATATGCTTTGCTTCTGCATTTTATCATCATCCTGTATAAGGCTCTGAAAATGCTTCTGTATGGCTTTTATATCGTCAATGGACATTTCCTTAACTGCATTCACAAAATCGATTCCTGCGTATCCGTAGTTCTTTTTAAGAGTATCTGCGGTAAGCTGTGGATCATCAAATATCTTTTCGGAACACTCAACCTCAATAATTCGGTTAATAGCTCCGCCCTGGCTGACATACCCGGCCAGTGGACGTTCACCGTTAGTAAGGATACAATTCTGCCAGCGATTCTCCCGGTTAACACCCAGCTCCTTGTTGGAACGGCTCTTTCCTTTTCCAGAACACAGGTCGTACACAATTCCCTCGAAATTATCTCGGATTTTAGCCGACACCTTTGAAGTATCATCCAGAATTAATGGAAGATTGTTAAGCATATCGGACTTTGCTTCCAGCGCCACATCCGTTGTCTTGAAGTCTCCTATGTATCGTGATTCACCCGGATTTGCCCAGACGGAAGCCCCCAACATAAGCGTCACAGTTTTACCACCCTCGGTTTCACCCCATAAGTCCACAAAGAACGGAAGAGCACCGACCAGTTTAATTAGAATGCTTGCGAAACTTGCAGCCAACATGATTTTTGGTTCGATTCTTCCAGTAGCACGAACCCTTTTTACATGTTCATACCACTCTGCTCTGCTGCCGCCTACACTGATACTTTCGTATAAATGCCGGAACCTCATATCTCCATCAAATACAATATCCTTGTCATAGGGTAAGAAATAATCTTGAATCCACCCGATTTTGCTAGAAGAATATTGGATGTTGATATAATCATCATTGGCATTTTCTACGTCTGACAGATACCGGACCAGATACTTCGCATTTTCCGAAGTGACTGAAATTCCCAACGCTGACAGCCCTACGATTTTAGTCGCGGATGTAATCATTGTCTTTGGAACGATAATTTCAGACCATTTACCGTTTCGCTTATATGCAAGCTTAATCTGCTCTTCTCCAGTCTCCATGTTTTTCATTCGTTCGATTGGAAGAATCGGATGATAACAGGCTATAATATCCGGTGATCCTGGATTTGTATTTGAAATCCTGATTCCCTCATCATCTGCCATCCAGTTGAGACATTTCATGCGGTCATATTCGCAATCAGAGAAATTTGTCCATTGATTTAATGTGGATACAGGTTTCTCTTGTTTTTCTTTCTCAAGGATCTGCTTATGTACTTTTGTGTAGACTTTTAACAGATCCTCAAATTTCTTCTTTACTCCAAGCCCTTTTGCCCTGTCCAGAAGCGTCAATGTCAAACGTGCCTTGCGAATCTCATCTTCTTGCTTGAATATCTCATTAAACACTTCTTCTTCCAGAATTGATTCTGATGTGAGCTTGTTAATCTGTTCCATTTTCTTTAATCACCTTCTTCCAATCCTGTTATGAATCCATGCTTATATAATGCAAGCTGTAATTTGTTCCATGCTTCACACCATCCATCTGATAATGGCCTTACTCTGCCAAGAACAGACCTGTAAAAGTCAATATCGGACAAACATTCCTGCAATTCTTCTTTTTTCTTCCGTTCTGCTTTCTCTCTCATTTCTTTTTGCTTCTGAGCGTGATATATTGCCATTCTGGAAGAGAAATCTGGTTTCTGGTAAGTTCCCCCAAGCATGGTAAAAGCTGTCTTAAAATCGCAATTATCCATGTTCTGGACAAATGTAAAAATGTCACCAGTCGCACCACATCCGAAGCAATAGTAGCTGTCTTTGTAAATTTTCATGGATGCAGTACGATCTTTCGGATGAAATGGGCACCGAACGAATCCTGCTCTGTTTGGAACCATGCCATATCTGCTTAGAACGTCCCTCATGCTATTCTGTTGTTTAATTGTTTCTTTATTCATTTGACAGAATCTCCAAAATTCTTTTGCCAGTGTCTTTCTTGTCGCAAAACAGAAATTCAACACCATACTTGCGTTGCATCGTGCAAAGAATCTTATATAAGACATCTCCATGCATAACTTTCTGTTCCTGCTCTACCCAGATGCCATTCTCTTTAACTCTTTTCTTCGCCCTGGGATTCTCCCACCAGAGAACATCGTCCAGCTTTTCGATTCCTTTCCCGTGTTCGCATAAGAAGACAAGTTTTATTCCTGCTTCATTTGCCCGGATGATCTCAGCACGGAATCTTTCATGCTGTTGGCATACATTGCCACATAATTCAGAAAGATTTTGCTTTCTGTCAACAACCAGTCGAGGGTTGTCATAATTCATGTAATCCCCGACATAAAGCTTTGACACGAACCATTTTTCTCCTGCTGCATCAAATGATTTCTTAATGCCATCAATAACTTTCTGATGTTCCCTACTGTCAATTTGTATCATGCGAACGGAAACTCCTCGTCAATTCCATCTGGAATGCTCACAAAACCATCCGGGTCTGTTTCTGGATGCGGTACTTCCGACTTCTGCTGGCTCTGGTTAGCACCTTTGCTTTCACCAAACTCAATTTCTTCCACAACAATATCTGTTGTGTATACCTTCTGCCCATCACGATTAGTGTAACTGCCGGTCTGGATTCTACCAGATAAGTCCGCTTTCATTCCTTTAGAAAAATATTTCTCGATAAATTCTGCCGACTTTCCGAAAGCGATACAATTCAAAAAATCTGCTTTCTGATCGGATCCCTCTTTCACGAATCTCCTGTTTACCGCAATAGAAAACCTTGCAATAGACGTTCCCTCGTTGGTATACTTAATCTCTGGATCACGTGTAAATTTTCCTGTAAGAATTACTTTATTCATGCTGTTACTCCTTTTCTATATGCTGTTTATCATAGTCAATTAACATCTTCAGGCATTTTTGCCCTTTTTCCTTTGTAAGAGACTTAATGTCGTTTACTTTAAATCGCGCCTTGATCTGGTCTGCAAGCTTAGCTTCCGGGTATTTGTCAATAATATTTTTAATTGACATAGTAGTTTCAGAACTAATCATCTCGGTTTCTTTTGACGGTTCCGTTTTTTTACCAGACGAATTCTCACTGTTACTCGAGCGATCATATTTAGTCGTGCTTTCTTTCCAGTAGATATCTGCTCCAATGCCGAGATTTTTGCAAGCTACTGACAACGCATCCGTTGTGGCCATCTTGTAACATTCGTCAGACACATAAATTCCACTTCTTTCTTTTGTTGCCAGTTTACTTCCTCCAGTTCCGGAAATCGGCTGCGACCATTTACTTTCGTAAAAAACATATAGTTCAATCATCACAAAAGCGCATGTCTCATCATTTATGGTTTCCGTCCATTTATCAACAGTCTTGTAATACCATCCGATTCCACAAGGCCCGAACTGCTCTGTCAGGCATTTAATTCGCCACATGGGGTTAATATCTGTAAAACCCTTTAAACGACCTGCCATAATCGGCTTCTGAGCATCTTCCGGAACTTCTCTAACATAGTTATATAATTCAAGATTTTTCACTATTATTCCTCCTTGTCATAAACCACATGCTTACTGCTCTCAATAATCAGCAAACTCGCAATATCTTTCATTGATAAGGTTGATTCGTTATAGATTTCAACCAGTGCGTTGTATGCACCTGCTGATACTTTCACAACTGGGTTATCCTTATCGGTTACAGGCTGTTTCTTCCTTGCCGGAATACGGATTTCAAAATTACTCATGAGCATCCCCTCTCTTTGACCAGTTTTGAAACGACGTATATTAAATCACTTATCAGTTCATTTTTATCCTCGTCGTTCATAGATTCCGTAACTTCTTTAATACCGTTACGATCTCGAATAAATACCTTAGATTCATAATCTTCACATGCCACCATAAATCTGCTTGCTTCAAGAGTTATCATAAACTTCCCTCCTTATACGATTTCTGAGCCGTTAAAAGCCCATTTAGAGCCTGTACATAGCTCGCCAATGTTCTTGCCTTATACTGCTCTTCAATTGGATTATCAGGCACTGTAGCAAGTTGTATGTCGATTAATCTCAATACTTCCTGAATGCGTTCGTCCATACTTACACCACCTTGAAAAAGCAATACAGGTTATCTGATGCATCTCCGAACTTCTCTCCGTCAATATCTTCGGCTTTGTGGTATTCGATATGGTCCAGTGACATATCGCAGTTTTCATAATCCAATATGTGATCCCCTCTGGACTGAAGCTCTCTGAGCAATTCGTTAATACATCCTGCTATCTCCAGACTGGGAAGAAGTTTCATAATTGCTATCTGTTTACTCATTTGGACACTTCCCATCTATTAGAAGCTCTAACAGGAAAGTTTTGATTACTTTGAGGCTTTCGCGACTCTCTTTTTCAAAAAAAGAATTAAAGGATACATTCCGATATAAGTCCCACTTAAATACGCCTTTAGGAAGTCTAACGTCCTCTTTTCTTTTAAGCCCTCTTACATCCAAGCCGTAGCCTGAAAAAACGAACGTGACATTTGCTGTCGGAACTTCATTCACGACTCTTTTACAGAGTTCGTAAATTTCATCAATCTCTTTCTCGAACATCTTATTATCCTCCTTATTTCCTACTGCCAGTCTGCTTTCATCTGGCGAACCGCCCATGCTGCCGAGATGCCAAAAAAGATGTTCAGCCAAATAGGTATGTCCACATATTTCCCGGCAAGCATACAAACAGCAATCAGCGCATACTCTTTCATTTCATTTCTCCCATAATCCACGCCAGATTGCTTGCTACCAGTGCGGCTGCGGTCACAATCCATGCAGTGAACCATTTTCTTGCTTTTTTTCTACTTTCTTCGACAATTTCTGTCGCAAGAATGAACTCAAGTTCGTCCCATGTCGGAACATTTTCACATTTATTTGTGCTATTTCTGCTCATATCGTGCTAATTTCTCCTTTTTGGTATTTACAATTAGCAGATACGAAGTTATAATTAACCTGTACCTACTAAGTGTGGTTTAGTTGGTGCAACGCTCCGGGGCGGAGATGTGGCTCCCTCCGGGGCACTATCACTTTAATGCTTCTTTTCCTCTCCAGACATATCCTGTTTCTTCCCAGAGCTTTCTTGGAGAGATAACAAATTCTATTCTGCCAGAACCTTTTCTGTCGTGAATCACTTTATTCCCACGATACGCCGTGCCGATAGGCAGCCATCCATAAATAATCCCCGCTCTGACAGATGGTATAGGAATGCCTGTCATTTTACTCACATCTGATACTGTCAGTCGTTCATTTGAGAACTCTGGCATCTGTGGGATACCTGATATGATTCTTGCCACTTCTGCGGCAAACTGATGAACCTGTGCATTCTGTTCTACGTAATTGTCAACTGCACTCATATAAACCTCTTTTCTAACTGATGCTCATTTGAGCGTTACAGTCACGTATCATCATTACTGTATTAGTGCATGGATGCCAATTTCTGACATATTCCATAGATTCTTCAAATCTCAGCTTAGGGATGTTATTACGGGCATTTACTGCGAAGTAAGTCTTTATATCCCTGTTGCATTCAGCAAATACTTTCTTGCCAATTTCCTTGTAAGCATTTGACTCTTTCCCACCAAGGTGAGCAATTACGACACTTGACACTAAGTCTCTAATAGATTCCTGCTGTGCGTAGTCAATAGTCATGGTATTTTCAAGTCTGTTAAGCCGCTCTTCGTGATCTAAGAATCCTGTCGCAATAACCTGTATCTGTTCAACTGTCGTCAGTGGCTTCTGATATGAGCCTGTCTTTCTGATTGTCGGAAGAACTTCATCCATAACCCATGATTCGAATTTCTCTGCCGATGGAAGTTTCGACTTCATAATTAAGCGGTACAAATCTCCCTCATTTATGTATGACATTGACTGAATGCCACTAGATGTAGGGGTGTCGCGTTTCACGACTCCCTTGCAATGCCTTGATACGGCATCTCTGGGATTGTTATATCCAAGAGATTTGGCAACATCAGTGCCAACAAAGTACGGTTTACCGTCAATTTCTGCTGTTCGGATGTCCCCGAACTCTTCTGAATTAAAAATCTGTAATTCGTTCATGCTTCTCCTTTCTAATTTGAATTAGCTACTTCTTTCTTGGAACTATGAATTTTCTCATTATCCATAACTCCGTTCATGTACCCGAGAAGATAATTCTTTTTATCATCCGGTAGCTTATCGAGACGGGTTGTCACATCTCTGATAAGATTTTTCTTTTCTTCTGACATGCGCTCACTCCTTTCTTGTGATATACTCCCTGTATATGGGAGGTGATTGAATGATAACTGGGAAGCAATATCGGCTAATGAAGTCCGTTCTTAAAAATAACGGAACCACTGCACAAGATACCGAGAATCACGAAATGTATAGATACTTAGCATCTAAAGGATTCTTGCACAAGCAACCCGTGCGTGGGTATGAGGGCTATGTGGTCACTCAAGACGGCGAAGTTGAAATGAAAATATACAGAGAAGATACTTACCGTTTTAAAGTGACTACCGCAATCTCATTCATTGCTCTTATTACAAGTATCGTTTCTACAATTTTGAAATTCTGTATCAAGTAGATCATCTGCAAGATGTCCAAGTGGTATTTTCTCACCGGGTTCTAAGTGAATAGGATTTGGAAATTCTAATCCATTTATTTCCCCGGTAAGAACCGCCACTTTTAACTGATTTACCTGTTTCTGTAAATCTCTTACATAATCAAATAGATACTGAATATCTGTTTTGTTCAACTGTTTTCACCTCCATCTGCCCTGCCTCGTCAGCACCGGTGGGGCGGTTCCGGTGGACGGCCATTTCTGACCGTTTCGGCTATTTATCAATACGTTTTGTTTTTATATTTCCTGTGCTATCTATGTATTCAACAATTGGGTTTGCTTTTTTAAAGTATTCATTCCATATTTCAATCATCTTATTAACCATCTCTGCCGATAATTTCATTTGCTGTGGCGTAAGTTGATCATATTTTCTATAACGTACAATATCGTTTTTACCCCTTATCATCGGCACGCCGGAACCATAATAAGTTTCATCCATAAAATAAATAGGGGTTGGTCTATGTAATAATTTAGCGAGTTTTTCAAACGTTCTCCATTCTTCACTTTTTCCTGTGCTTACATATTCAAAAATACCGTCTTCTATTTTTGACACTTTATTGTCAAGCACAGAAATCATATAGATTGGTGGTTTTACGCCTACATCAGATAAGCTTTTAGGGCATTCATTCTTTTCGTATCGAGCTACTTTTTTCTGAAGTTCTTTTATTTTAGAAACTGCCTGGTTGTACTCTTCAGTTGTCATATCTCTTTTCCTCTCTTTCTTTGTGTTGTTTTGCTTTATGAACGTATAATATCACGTTCTTAATGCATTGTCAACGTATTTTTGAAAATTTTTACGTTGACAACGTAATTAAATATTGATATAATTATTATCAGAAAGGAGGTGAAACAGATGACTGAGCGGTTAAAAGAACTGCGAAAATATCTGGGGCTTTCAAGAGAAGGATTCGCTGAAAGACTAGGGCTGAAAAGCCGTGGTAAAATTGAGAATTTGGAACTTGGAAGAACAACTCCAGATGAAACATTTTTAAAACTTATATGCAACACTTTCAAAGTCAACTACGACTGGCTCGTAAACGGAACCGGGGAAATGTTCCAGGATGACGATAGCGATGCGCAGGCTATCGTAGATTCGGTTATGACAGGAGATAACGACTTTGCAAAGAAAATCCTCGTGAAGTTCTCAAAACTAAGTGAGGAAAGATGGAAACAGCTTCAGGAGATTCTTGAAGAACTGGAAAACAACTAAGAAAAAGAGCCGGGGAATCAATCCTCGGCTCGTTCTTTTTACTTTTCCTTCAAATAGAGATATTCTAATAATTTATATACACGCTTCAATGTACTTTCTGATTTGACCTTTTCTAAAAGTGACAATATCTTTTCTTTATAATCCATAAATAACCCTCCCTGTCGCAACTACCGCCTACACTACAGTATATGTTCGGCTGTGGGAAATAGAACCGAACATTCGTTCGTTTTTGCTATTATACCACCTATTCCGACTCTTGGCAACTGCCAATGATATACATGAACTCTCACTATTTTATAGAAAAAAACATTTCTTTTTCATCTAAATCACTCTATTTCATTCTAAATCTTTACAATATGCTCTTAAAATGATAGAATAAAAATACCACGAATAACCGTACTTTACATAACATTGCAAAATCAGCGGTACAAAACACATAATCCGCATAAAAAGTGCGAAGCGTGGCGAAAATCATATGATAGGAGGGATTTTATGAAGAAGAAACGATTTTCAAAAGTAATTTCACTTTTGCTCATGCTATGCTTGCTATTATGCAGCATACCGGCGATGGCAAGTGAGTTCGGGGACGGAACCAATACCGGAGGAAGTCCGAACATAGTACCTACATACTATTCATACCGAACCCCGATCACTTTGAAAAAAGGCAAAACAGTAACTGCATACATTTTAAAATCAGAAAAGGCTAAATTCAAAGGGCCGGGAAAAGGATACAAATGGACAAGTTCCAACAAAAAATGCATTTCTGTCTCATCCTCAGGCGTTGTAACTGCAAAGAAAAAAGGAATTGCTGTAATCACTGCCAAAAAAGGAAGAACTGTTTATAAGTGCAAACTCACATCAGAAGTTCCGAAGTGGAGCCAATTCATTTCTGTTATTGACTTAGGCAAATCATATCAGTTCAAGATCAGCAATACAAAGCAAAAAGTTAAATGGATTTCTTCCAATCCATCCATTGTATCAATAACATCTGATGGAAAGATTCATGGTAAATCAGTCGGCTGTGCAACCATAACGGGAAAGGTATCAACAATGGAATTCGTAACCACTGTAAATGTCATAAAACCTTATGTACAGCCTACGCCAGCTCCGAGGCCATCAGTTCAAACATACAGCATGGGGCAGACTTGGACAGTTCCAGGACAATGGAAATTCACAATCAATTCAGTTACTGAAATGAGCGAAAGAAACCCTTATTCAAGCACCAATCCGGCGGCTGTATATTTAGTAGATTACACCTATGAAAACATTGGGTACTATTCTTCAGATTTTGACGGTCTATATATGTCTTTGGGATTATACAAATATATTGATTCTCAGGGATACACCGGATACACTTATCCAAATTCGCCAACTTATTACCCTGAAGAGATTCCAGTAGGTGCTAAATGTCATGCGCAGGAATGTATTGGTGTAAACCACAAAGGAAATTTCAAAATCTATATTGACCAATATTCAGACAATGGATATTCAGACTCAGACAAATATTCAGCCATATTCAATGTAACCGTTAATTAAATATAATAAAACCGCCCCGGCATTGGCGTACCGGGACGGCATTTATACATCTCCGAAGAAATGTAATATTCTGGCAAAACATATTGTATCATCTTCGGAGCAGTCGGACAAGTCAGAAAGTTTGTTCGGCTGTTATTTTTATACCTAAAATACAGCTACAGAAAGAGGGAATAAAA